CAATTCTTAGGGCTACCAGCTGCAGCTTGCTTCCAAATCATCGTGCCATGAGCACATCGAGCAGGTTCGGCCACTAACTCGCCGCCTAACTGTCCTTGGATCTCTGCCATGGCTGTAGTGAGAGCTGTTGTACCTGTGTCCTGAGCAACCTTAACTGTTGCCCATGGGTCAGAGGTTGCAGGTAATGTCTCAACGCGCTCCATATCCTGACGTGTAGGCCGTCCGGCAGGGCTAGGCGTTAGCAACCCGATGCAGCGGCCTATGGCGCTTGTGGATGTGTCCTCTACTAGCCATTTTTTCATATTCTGAGTCAGGCTTGCTACGTTGCCATAGGCATAATCGACAGCGCTCGGCACCGTATCCTCAAACTCACGATAAGCCTCAGCTCGTATAAGTACCCAGCCGGCTGTAAGATCTTTGTCCTCGATGATTGTGATTAAGCGACCGGATGGAAACTCAGATCGGAAGCGGGTAATCCTCGCATTTACATCCTCATAATTATCCAAGAAACTCATGAGTTAATCTCCTTCACATCTGAAGGTAACGCGTAAAAATCATGTTCTTTCAGAGCTTGAGCGATTGCGCGGCCTCTAATAAAGCCCTCACCATGCCCTTGGCGATAACCGATCGAGTAGCCGATTACCATAAACATGAAACCAATAAAAGCAGCAAAAGCCGCTATTAATATATCTGCACTATTCATTACTTAGCCCTTTGTTAAGGCCGATCAAGCAACTCAACCGAGTAGCCCTCTCAGCGTTTGTAGTATCAGTATGAGGGCTAAATGTCATAAATCAAAGTGCATAGCCTTTTGGCGTGTCGCTATTTGGCCAGTCTGTCCTCGAGCAAAATCTCGTAGATGCGGTCTACCCGCTGCTCAATACGCTCAACGCGCCCTGCAAGGTTATGGCCACCGTTGCCATCGGACTTTAATTCATTGAGGTAAGCCTTGACTAAATGACGGATGAGCCCAGCTCCTAGCCCCAAAATGGTCAAGCTCCCCAAAGCCAAACCGACTACGAGCTGAGCTCTTTCCATTACTTCTTTACCCCAAACTGACCTTCGGACGGTTGGAGTGCTTTTAGTAGTGGCCCGATTAGCCCAGCGATAAACGCGTTAGCCAATACCTTCGGATCTGTAATCCCGCTCATGTACAGCGCTGCCGCACTAGCGAGAGCTGCACGTCCATAAGACTTTGCAGCTGCGATTGCTTGCTCTTTCATGTGTTGCTCCTAAATGCCCTTTAGGATTTGTTTATTTTAACCCTAGACTCTCGATTAAGGCTTTAGCCTTGGCCGGTGTTACTGATACCTCAAAGTGCATATCATCCTTACGACTCTTAAAGTCACCGCCCCATTTGAGGCCGTACTTTCGAGCTAGCGCTTGGATCATCGGTACCTTTTCAGCTGGGAAAGTACCTACCTTACCAAGTGGATGCTTTGTAGCGTTAAGGTCGATCGCTGTACCGGATGAGTGGCATGAGAGCTTTGTCTGATCGCCTCGTACCATGCGGTAGGCATAGCCCCAGTCATCAAAAGTACCCTCATCGATTGGCTCGATCAACGCATGAAACTCGGCAGCAAAGGCCGCCAAGAGAGGCCCAACACTCTCGGCGCACCTTAGCTTACGATCCGTACCTTTTACGAGGTAGGACTTTATCTTAATTGCTTCCGGATCTTTAGATGCCGGATAGCCGTTATAGCTAGTCTCCACTAGTAACGCTCGGTGTGGATTGTTGCCCCTCATCACCCTGAATAATCTCAACAGTATTATCAGGATTGACTTTTATTAAGGCATCTGGTGTCTGACCAACAGGATACCAAGTTCCGTAACTTAATCCCTGCCCCTGCTGTGCTGCTATTCCAGCAGTTACGGCAGACAAGTCTTTCAGCCATTGACCTGTATACATCCAAGCGGTTTCTCTTGCATCTACCACTTCACGACAGGTTTTCCCACAATAAAGCGGGAAATTAATGCCATTGTAGTCACCGACAAAATCGTTGCCACACTCTTTGCACTTAAAGTTTTCGTCCATAGGTTTATTAAAGCACAGGGTCAGCAGATTTGTCGCTATTGACCAGTCCAAGTGTGGATTGTTCCGCTTCTGAGTTAATTAAATACTCCATCTGCTCATTAGTAATTAACCCATCTTGCGCTAATTCTTTTATTGTGCGTTCAATGTAACAGCAAGCACAATAAGCGTCTCCAATTTCCTCACCTGTAGCAATAGGGCAAGTGTTGTAATGCCAAGTAGTTACTATTTCGCGTTCCATAGCAATTACTCTATCACGGGCGGTGTGGATTGTTCCGCTTGTCGCTTGTCATATTCTGACTTAGGCATTGAGGTAATACTTCCATCTTCTTTATGAATTAGGACGTGTTCTGTACCAAATGAGTCTGTCTTGTATTCGATGTTTTCCATTTTATAACTCCGCGCTAAATCCGATAAAACCATTATTGGCTGTAATAACTGCATAACCTTGCGTACCATTTGCTAATCCAGTTTGTCCAAAAGTAAAAGCACCCATTTGTGGTGTTGAGTATTGGAAGTTTAAGGCAGGACCAACTATTGCATTATTTGTAAGATTTGTCTGCATAAATTGTATGTTGGAAGTATCCATAGAGGAAGGTGTTGTCCTCATCGTGACTGGCAATTGAATAAATGCCATACCATCAGTAGTTAAATACTTGAACATTTGTCCAACAATTCCATTGGCGTTAACATCTGCGTCAGTCACTCGCCAATAATACCGACTCGCCGCGGCTAATTCTCCTTGGATTGTTGCCCCGTTGCGGAGAAACTCCGTAGCAACTGAACCTAGTTCTAATTGAACACCTGTGACTTCCAGCCAGTCATTAGCCCCAGCCGTACCAGTTGGATAATAAAGTAACTGCACCGCAATTTGTCGTGCCGAAGTTGCCAATGTTGCAGTGTAACTAAAACGCTGCCAAGAAGTTGTGACTGTTGGAGTTTGGCTAATAGCCGTCACAGCACCAGTAAAAGAATACGGTGGTTCATTAGTTCCAGTGCCTGTATTTAGAATTGCGGTCATTACTCCGCCACCAGAAAAGTTTGCCCCTACTTTAGCCCAAAATGAAAGTGTGACTGTCTTACCAGCAAAGCGTAAAGAGTCAGAGTTCTCTAGTGCAGTCCAAATTGCTACATACTGAGTGCTTGTGTTTCCGCTGTCTCGTTGTAATCTCATACTGTATTGGATGTTATCTAAACCAGAGGTTTGTCGTGACCAAGTTGCAGCACCTGCTGCACCACCACGATAAAAGCCCCATCGGTCTGCTGAATAAGCACCTAATCCAGCAGCGGCAAACGAAGTGCCGCGTTGCCAAATGTCCATACCGCCGTTGATGATTGCGTTCTTTCCAGCGTTTTGTGTGCCTTGATAGCGCAAGCCTGTCGAAGCGGAACTATCTGCTACGAGTGTCTCGCCGTTGTTGCCAACTGCTAGGCGTGCAGGTGTATCAGCTGCACTGGCTGCAATGAGATCGCCCTTTGCGTCAACAATGGCATTTTGGATTGCGTTTGAATCGTCTTGCGCAACCCAGGTGAAGTCCATGTCAGTGTTTGACGCCTTCGACAAAACCTGACCAGTTGTGCCGCCAAGCAAGTCAGCCATTGAAGTGGCAACGGCTTGACCAAATGTTTCAAAATCAGCAGGCAAGTCCGTGACAAGGTCACTCGCCGTCGGCATTTGCCAGTTAAACGGATTCGTAGGGTTCGTCATAGGTTTATCTCCTTGTTAAGTGACAATTGTTGCACGCGCCCAGTCAAGCGTTGGCGACACGCCCGACCAAATTCGTGCTGCTGGTACTTCGTCCCATTGCAATGCCTGCAATGAATAAGCAACGGGCGAAAGATTAAGTGAAACTGAAAGGGTGTTGTAACCCGCGCGGAATGTCCACCCTTCGACGAACCCCTGGAAAATCGAACCCATGTTGCCAGGTAGGTCATTGATCGCAACTGGCATGCCCATGAAAACTTCGATCAACGCGTCACGGTCTGCGTCGTCCACTTCAGGGTTTGTTAAGTCATAGGTAATTTCACTAAAAATTGGCTGCGGGTCTTTTCGAAGTGCCAAATAGAAATTTGCTTGGGCGGTCGCGTCAGCTGCATTGTGAAGCGTTGTGTTGATGATTTGGGAAAGTGTGCCGTAAGTTGAGATTGAAGTTGTGTCACTAGCAGATTGTTCGCTGCTGCTGGTCGCACCGTATTTGATTGTTAAATTGTTTCGCACGTCGCCTGCGCGGGTTTCAGTACGCAAGCCCGCTGCACGCGCCTGGTTGGCAGTTATCTGAACATAACCGTTCGCCTGAAGGTATTGACTGCGGTGCGTCGCGTCAGCGTAGGAAATACGCCCGTACCCGTCCTCGTAAATGTACCCAAGCCCCGAAGTTGCCAGGGCTGAAACCAATGAATAAACGTCGGTTCGATCGCTTGCGCGGGCTGCTAGTTCATAATCGCCTGGGCGGTCGATCTCGCCCAAACCTACGTTTTCAGCAGTCGCCCAAGTCGTCGTCGGGTTGTAATTTGCCCAAGTCAATGCCGCTGGCACTTCAGCCCAATTGTTAAGCAAAAGGTCTGAAAGGATTGTCCAAATTTGATTGCCGTCGAAATCCTTCGACAAAACTCCATTGGTCAAGGCTTTTGGCAAACGTGCCAATGCACCCAATGCGGTGATCGAATAAGTCTGCGTGAACATTGTTGAACCAACGTCACGGACTTCCAGCCCAATGTCCACGACGCTGCCGCCAAAGATTGGCACGAAGGTGTTTGTCGTATCCTTGATTTGAATTGAAATCGTCGAATTGATCGCAACTGGGATTGTTGCCTGGTTGACGTCGATCAATTGAATGTTTGTGTAGCCCGCTTGGGCTTGCTCATAAATGTTTGTTCGACCGCTTTGAATGGTCAGGTTTGCCAAAACCGCGTCGGTGTATTCAACACCGTCGATTTCAACTTTCCAAATTGGATTCCACTGCGTCATGCGATTTGCAGGTTAGTTGCGCCGCCTGTGCCGCGATAGTAGGAATTGTTGAGTGTGTCGACGATCGTGCGGGCAGTGCCTTCCTTGTCGAATGCACCAGTGACGGTCAGGTTGATTGTTGTACCCATTGAAGCCGCTTCAGCCTTACGGAATGAACCAACGTTAAAGTTTGATGAAACCACGTTCGACGCAGCTGCTGCCGTTGACGCAGCAACCTTTGAAGCCGTGGAAACACCGCCGCCTGCGGTTGTTGTGCCGCCTGTTGAAGGTGCTGAAATACTAGGAATTGAAGGCACTGAGGTTGTCACGGTTGGTGTCTTAATTGTTGGCACGCTGACCGTTGGTGTTGAAATCTTTCCAACGTTTGGCAAAAATGGAATTGCATTGTATGCAGAAATCAGGGCATTGATTCCAGCAACTGCCCCGGAAATCAAACCGTTCAAAATCTTGACCACGCCTGCAATGACGTCAATGACGCCGCCTGCAATTTTGCCTGCGACCTGTAACGCCCCGCCCAGTACCGTGCCAATGACGGGTGCAAGATAGGTGGCAATGTATCCGCCAAATTCTTTGAAGGTGTCAAGGTTGTCACCGATTGCGTTTTTAACGTAACCAAACGCCTTAATCATGCCATTCACAATTGGTGTGAAGGTGTTGACGATTATGTTGCCCAATGTCGTGATAACGCCCCCAAGTCCGTTGCCGTTAAGGCTAAACGCACCCGAAAACGCATTGATGATTGGAAGTGCATTGTTGTTGATAAACCCCATGAGTTTTTCAAGAATAGGCAACAACGCAAAACCGATTGTTTCCTTCGCTTCATTAAATGCAACCTGCATGCGGGCAATTCGTCCCGCGTATGTGTCAGCGTTGCGCGCTGCTGCCCCGCCAAATAAATCTGAAAGTTTGGATTGAACCTGGGTGAAATTCATTGTCTTCAATTCAGCAGCTGAAAGTCCAATGCCCAGTTTGCCCAATGAGGCGGTGTTGCCGTCGTACGCCTTGCCCAACGCGTTTGCAACTGTTTCAAGCGGTTTGCCTGTTGCCGTTGAAATGTCCAGGGCGGTTGAAAGTAAGTCTTGCGCCTTTGTGATGTCGCCCGTCGATCTAACCAGGCGACCAAGTGCTGGTCGAAGTTCGTCGTCAGCAACACCCGTTGCCAATGACATTTGAAGGATTGATTGTTCAGTTGCCTTGATTTGGGCGGTTGTCGCCCCCGTAGCGTTTTCCAACGCCAATGCCAACTGGGTCTGCGCCTTTTCATCTTCAATGGCGGCTTTGACGCCTTCGACGCCAATTTTGATTGCGTAAGCACCAGCGGCTGCGGCTGCGGCAACAAATGCCGCGCCAACCATTTTGCCAACCTTGCCCATTTTGTCGCCGAAGGTTTCGACGTCCTTGCCAGCGGTTTTCAGCGATTTGTTGAGATTGTCAACGTCACCAAGTATGGAAAGTTTGAGGGTACGACTGCCCGCCATTAGTTGTACTCCTTAACGATCTTTGAAAATGATTCTTCCCATTTTTTTACAATGTCGGGCTGAACGCTTCGAAGTGTTGGATAGATAAACCAACCGCGTGACCCGCGACCCTCGCGACCTGACCACACTGGAAATTGCTTGTATTTATTCGAACCGAATTCGGCACCGCCCCAAATTTGCTGAGTTGTCGCACCGCCGCTTAATTTCTGCCCAGCGTAACCAAAAGAAATCTCACCAATTTTTGACGACTTTGAAACCTTTGAACCTTCAGCGACGCGGTTATCCTGAAGGTTTCGGGTACGGCTTGACGCAGCAGCCTTGATCTTGCCCTGAACCCAAGTTGCCAATTCGCTGGTTGCTTCTTTTGCTTGGGCGGTTGCTTGATCGTCCATTGCTTTAAAAGAACGGACAATGGCACGCAATTCATTCTTATCGTAACTGATCGCGTCAGTCGCCATTTGCCCGCCTTTCCAAGATTTCAATAACCGTCAAAATGTCTTCGGCACTTTCAAATTCGCTTGGTGGTAGCCCCGTTGCCAGGGCTACTTCCCAAACTATTCTGCTGAGGCTTCCGACTGGGTGGCTTTTGGGTTTACTTCACCGACGATCACTTCGGAAATAGTTTCCGTCCACGCTTCGATTGGCTTGACTGGCTTGCCAGCTGCTTCTCGCTTCATGGCGTGATAGGCAAGGAAGACAAGATCGGAAATTCCGATTTTTTCCTGCGCCTGGGCAATGGTGTGACCCGTTTGCTTTTCCCACTTCACCCATTCAGGCGGTGCTGCCGTGTAGGTGATTTGGTCGCCGTTATTGTATTCAATTGTTATTGGTAACTTCATTTTTGTCTCCCGATTGTTAGATTTTAACTGAAGGTTTCAGTAGGTGTTCCCACCACAATGAATGATAGGTCAACGGTCTGCGCGTCAGGTGCTGCCCCGCCGACTGCTGGAAATACTGGCATGACGTTGAATGCGAAAACCGCACCAGTCACGGCAGTCAATGAAACTGCCAATGTTGTGTTTGGTGCTGACTCGCATGCTGACCATAGTGCTTCGCACAATGAACCAGTCGCGCCCCAGTCAGCAAGCATTGAAACGTCGAATGTCCACTGGTCGTCAATGTGCTTGTAAGCCTTGCCGTCAAGTGTTTGATAAGTCTCAACGGTTGGGCTATTTGCAAGCACTGCGCTGGTCGCCTGCGCGTCGTAGTTAACTGTGGCAATGGTCACGACTAAATCGCGACCCGTAATGATTGTCGTTGGCATTTTGTCCCCTAGTTTGTTTGAGTGTAGTAAGTCGAAACATTGATGTCAGCAACCAGCATTGGGCTTTGTCCTACTTCCAACACCGTTGGCTTTTCAACAACGCCCACGACGTATCCTGCGGGCATTGCCGCAAGAATTCCTATGATGAGTTTTTCCAGGTTGTCCAGTGACCCTGCGTTGCTATTTGAAGCAACAATGGCAGTGATTGCAAAATTGATCTTGACCTTTGTCGAAGCCTTACCGATAAGCACAA